GCAACTTGATTCCAAGGTCGGGATCATTCTCAAAAGCTGCAATACCTGCATTTTTCAAGTCAATGTAGTCTTGACGAGAAAGTGCGTACTTCAAACCAGTAGCGCCTGCCATGAACTGCACGTTTTCAGAAAATGCGGGGTCAATGTTGGGACCGATATTCGATAGCACAGAAGCTACCCAAGCCACGGGACTTGTTTCGACTTCCACTCCGTTGATGATTGTCTTAGGAGGGTTGAAAGCGTAGATGATACGGCCTTCGGTGTCTCGGTAAAGGTCGGCGTCGGTGATAGCCGCAGCCTTGTCGATGCTTTCCGAGTTGGGTCCGAGCACAACCATCTTATCAGGAGCAGCAAGCACGTGAAGCTTCAGGTAGCCCTTGATCGTGGCGCTTTGCTTGTCAGTAAACAAGATGTTCCCCGAGCGGTCGGATTCACATACTGCGATAGCGTCTTCGTAGTCGGTATCGGCAAAAGTTCCCTCGGCACCAGCGGCCAAATTGGTGAACACAAGAGCAGCAGGCTCAAACGATGCAGAAGAATCTACAGCGTCGATAAGTTTCGACGTGCTGAAAATCTCATTGAGTTCGGTCTGAGTTTTTCCGACGATCTCTACACGGTCGAAAACTTCCTGCGCGAGTACCGCGTCGGTATTCGTGTCTTTGAAAGTGTACTTACGCCCGTAGGAAATACCCGCAGCAGCTTGCGCTACAGTGAAACCAGAGTCCCCCGCAGAAGCGGCAGGACGAGCGCCCGATTCAACGTCGATAGCAGTCACTACAGCGCCGAGAGCTGTAGCCGAGAATTGAGAATCTGCGTTGATTGCAGCGGCAACTTTTGTTGCCACGTCAGCGGCAGAATCGTCTTCTTCGATGGTCGTGATTTCTACGGCCCTGTCTGCACCGTGTGCGGGCTCTACTGCACCGTCGTTGTCTACGTCGATCCAGAAAGCTACCGAGCCGTCTTTATCTTGAAGGATAAAGTAAGTAGCATCGAGAGAAGCAGCTACGTCTGCGACACACGTGATAGAAGTGCTTTCCTTCACGTTACCAGTAGCTTCCTCCACTTTTACTTGAAGGCTGTTACCATACGCACCTTTGTATTTTGCGTTGATAACAAGAGACGCTGCACTGTCTACGTCGTCAAGAGTAAGGGTAGCTTTAGCAGCATCCGAAGCGAGTGCGCGTACTACGCGAAGGCTTCCCCATCGCTTATTGCGAAGGGCATCGTTTCCAGAGAAGTTAGACTTCCCGAAAATCTCATGAAGCTCGCCAATGGAGCCAATCGACTTGAGTTCCTCCTCGGGACCGCGTTGAAAGCGTCCGACGAGCACAGCAATGTTAGCGGGTACTCCCTGCACATTCGCTGCGGGTGCGGATTCATTGATTACAATGCCGTCAACCTCGTTAAATGTTAAGGGATCGGTGGATCGAAAAGGATTAGACATAGTTTTGGCTCCTTACTCTTCTACTTCGATATTATCAGGCGTTTCGACTTGGACTTCAACCTGCGTAACGATAAATTCATTACGCTTACGGATTGCCCTACAAGTCGCCACAAGGTCCAGCATACCACGCCATTCGAGTCGCTGTGAGGATTCTTGCGAATCCCCGTGGGAATAATTTTCTAGTGCATAGTGACATTTTTGCCCGAAATACTCGTCGAGGGTCAACGTGAGGCCCATCGGATCAATTTCAGGATTCAAGACCTCGAAAAGCTTTTCGTACAAAGCTTCGCGGTCCGACTTATTCGCCGTCCAGAAATCGACCTTTAGAGTCCACTCGTAATTACCCACTTGGTACTCGACGCCCGCACGGTTATTTTCCACGGTGCCGACTTCGGAGACATTGGCCCCCGCTACGTCAGCAAGAAACCGTGGAGCACCCACGCCACGCACGACGATGCTCGGAAACGTGAGTTTTTCGTTTGGGTCGGGAAAGTGGCTGCGTACTTGGATCGACGGAAGTACGCCACCCAAGTAGCTTACAAGCTGCCGCACCATTGCCTCGATATTGGCAGGTCTATTTGAAGGCACGCGTCACCTCCTGCCGAATGTTCTCAAGGATCTCGGGAATGGATTGCTCCATGATATGACGAGGCTTGATACCCTCGGCAGCTATCTTTCTTTGCGTCGCCTTCGCGAGCGCCCACACGCGAGGCGAGTAATCAGGAGGCTGTGAAGGATCTCCTGTAACTCGCTTGGCCCATTGGAGCAGTGGTGCGATAGGCGGTGTAAAAGGTCGGGCTCCGTACTCGATAATAGGCGCGTGCGGGGCATAGTTGCCAAGAATCGCGCTTTTCTCTCCTACGGTGAAATCCCAGCTCTGAGCATAGAGGCCAGTATCCACGGGACTCTTACGCACGAGCATCGGAATAGAGCGGGCCAAGCCACTTGCCACGCCTTGACGGAATTGGTCTACGTTCTTGCGCATATAATCGCCAAGCTCGCCTGCAAACTCCTCAAGACTGACTGACTTGGTTGCCACTCTAGTGATTCTCCCAAACCTCTAAGAAATTGTGTACTGCCGAAAATACTTCGATGATGTGTGCAGCGTTACGCTGACAACGATCTCGACGGATCTTGTGAATGGCGCGAAGTTCCTTCACTTCCTTCAAGGTCATGAGGTAGTGATACTTCCAGCGCCACTTGCCGCCGACAACCAAGCCACAGCGCACGACGTAGCGATGCACTTTGAGCTTGGGCTCCTTTTTGTATGACGCTCGCTTCATTTTTTCGCCTTACCAAACTTTCCAGATTCTTGAATCTGAGAGTCGCGGTGCGGGCCTACAAGGGCCGCGCTTCGCGGAGTTGTAGAAACGTGCACGGGGTCCATCTTGGCAGGATCTTTTTTGAATCCTTTGATGGTCGGTGCGGGATACATTGGTGCTTCAGATGGTTTAAGGGCCTTGGGCTTCATACTGTCTCCAATCTTGATTATCAGGCTGCGAGGAGCGTCTACGCACCTGCACATCCCAAGTTAAATGCTTCTCAACGACTGAGATTACAGTGTAGTCATATTGGCCGATCCTGTAAAATCTTTCGACGGTGGACTCGCTCGAAGAACAATCCACGTCTGACTCATTGGGAAACTGATTTTTGGATATGTGTCCGATAAAAAGGTCGGTAGCCTTAATCGAGCCGCCTTCTGTCAATCTGACATTGTGCGCGAGACTCCGCAGGCTTGGCGTAGGACGCACGTCGAGCACTTCGTCGGTGTAATCCCCGTCCCCTCGCTCGCGGCCCGACCAACGCCTCGTAATGAGCTGCACGCGTTGAATGTCAGCGCCTATGGACTCACGGACTCCCAAAACACAATCAAGGTTCGGCAGTAGAGAAGGAATTGCCTTCGTCATGAGCACACGCTTACGTTAGCGCCCCCCGTGGATTTTCCTGTCATTGGCACGTCGGTCAAGTCAGAAAGTTCCATAAGGAGGCGGCGGCGTTCCTTGTCCAAAATGTAGAGTTCATCAGTGTTCAAAACGATATCGCCCACGGACTTCGTAGAAGCGCGACACAAAGCTGCCTCACGCTTATCGTCAACCATTCGTAGGCGGTGAAGTTTCTCGCGAATAAGTTCCTCCACACCTTGGGGAAGGTTCGAGAGTCTATCGGACAAAATTTTAGAATAATCGGTCGAGCCTACGATCAAGACCTTGGGAGTCCACCCTAGAAGCGATACGATTTCATATTTTTCTTTGTCCGTAAGCATCTTTCACCTACTTGTTTTTGTTCTTGGAAGATTTTTTAGATTTCTTGGAAAGCTTATCTTCGCCTTCGGGAGTAACTACACCTTCGGGAGTAACTACACCTTCGGGAGTAACTACACCTTCGGGAGTAACTACACCTTCGGGAGTAACTACACCTTCGGGAGTAACTACACCTTCGGGAGTAACTACACCTTCGGGAGCAGCTTCGCCTTTAAGTGCTTCCTTGATGGCCTCTTGTTGGGCTTCGCGCTGCTCTTCCTGTTTTTCAGGATTCAGTGCACCCTTACTCAAAGAGTGTAAAAGGTCGCGACGAGCATCTGCCTTGATCTTTTCGGCCTTGGCCGCTTCCGCAGCGTCACGCTCGCGCTTTTGTCTTCGTCTTCCCATCATCAAACCCATAAATTTCTCCTTTTTAGATTTCCTTACGGTACGAAATACTCGATAGCGAGCTTCGCTTGAGTAAGCTGCACGCTTCCCGCTGCTGCGCCTTGCTGTTCCACGGTGATAGTGAAGCCAGTAGCTTCGCCACCTGCGGCGTCAGTAGCGTCGGTGCGGGTTCCTACGGCTGCGTCAGTTACGAGCACGGCAGTAGGATCTTCGGGGTCAACGATTGCGCTGAAAGCTGCGTCGCCGTCAAGAGCGGCTGCGAGTGCGGTCGCAACTTCCTCAGCGTCTTCGGAGCCTGTAAGCGTGACTTCGATAGCACGGTCAGCTAAAGCTGCGCCTGCGGGAATGGTTGTAGAGCCCGTGGCATCAAACCAAACACCTACGCTACCAGCGGCATCGTGAATCAAGAAAGACTTTGCATCAAGGCCCGAGGCTGCGACGCAAGCGATTTTCGTGATCTCGGGAAGTCCTTCGTTCTCGTCGATAGACAAGGACAAATTGCTTCCTGCCACAAGGTCAGTCTGACTCAAGTCAAACTCAGCGGGCTCGCGCTGCACGAGTGCAGTGTCACGAGTGTCGAGTGCGCCAATCTGTACGCCGTTTGCTTTAAGCAAGCAGCGAATGAAGTCTACGTTACTCGAAGACAAAGCGGCGTTGTTGATAAGCTTCACGCTTTTCAAAACGGATCGCTTTGGTAGTTTCATCAAGGGCAAGTCAGCGTCAGCGGTGCGTGTACCAATGCGCAAAATCTGCACTGCTGTGCTGTTCTCATTATTGTAAGCCATGTTTTACCTCCTGAAAGATGTAAGGCCCCGAGGAGTGTTCTCCCCGAGGCCCCTTTGTTTTAGTAGGGGAAGTGCTCAATACCGAGCTGGGCATTTGTAAGTCCCACGCTACCAGTTTCCTGATAGTCGAAGTACAAACTTTCGCCCGCTTCGATTTCAGCTTCCACGAGGTCAAACGCTTTGGCTTCGAGAGCTGTCAAGGCTCCCTCACCAGCGGCGCGTGAATCGTAAGACGCTACTACGGAGTCGTCACTTACTTTCTTGACCGAAAGCTCCACAAAGTTGCTATCACTAGCAGCGATGTTCGCTCCGTTCATGATGTAGATACTCTTGATTTTCGACTTCTTTGGGAAGTGCATCAAGGGTACTTGAGTGTTGTCCGTGGTGAGCGAGTCCAGATAAACGGGACTCACAATAGGATGATTCTCATTCGACTTACTCACGAGTCACCTCCTTACACGCTTACGGTTGTGGTGATACGGCAAGCGCGCTTGTCGTCGGCAGATACTTCTGCGTGGAACGACTTAACGCCATACCATTCGTTAGAAGTAAATACCCACTCACGAGCAAGGATATCGTAGTCTTTTTCGACTTCCATATCTTGCTTCACGCAGATACCGTAAGGGTTAGCTTTCAAAGCGAAAGCGTGGTACGCGGCTTTGCCGTCGATGGTTCCTGCCGAAGGGCAAGTGTCGGCGACGATGATTGCCTTACCAAGCAAGCGACCTTTGAAACCGTCGATACCGTTCATAGGATCGCTGGCGTCGGCGTTCAAGAATCCCGCAGTTGTGTCGGTCATAAGATCGAGGAACTGCAAAGAGTGCATGAAGACTGCCACGGTGTCGTCGTGCTTATCGCCGAAAGCTACGATCATAGCGCGCAACATAGTGCGAATGTTCATAGTGTTGGCGGCAGCAGTAGCCAAGTAGCCAGACGTGTAGTTTCCTGCGCCATTTTGCTCGGCGATAAGATCCTTGTCCACTTTCTCAGCGTGTACGCGACCCATTTGAGATTGAATCTCGGAAATGATTCGCTCGGTGCGGGCTGCGGATACCTTGAAGGCTTTCTTCTTAATACCTACGGCCTTACCCACTTCCTTCACGGTGCAGCTAAAGCTGTCATCCTGAAGTTTGTCTACGACGAGGCCAGCATCTTCTGCGGGCTCCTCAACGTCGCCAATCTTTTTGAAGAAAGGCATATTCACAGTTTCGCCTGCACCTACGTCGGGCTTCAACGTGTCGTCGATAGACGCCATTGCACCCCAAACGAGTTTACGGTCGAAATAGGCGCGAATATGATCGCCCCAGACTTTTGGTTCAAAGGCGAAATCGCCTGATTGTGTTGCTGACATAAAAAATCCCTCCTGCGTCTAGTTTACAGTAGACGAGCTGTTTTCGCTTCCGTGAAGAGGCGCTTATAAGCATCGGGATCTTTCGCGTATAAGGCTGACTTCTCTGCCATCGACATTTTCGCAAACTTTTGGGCTGTCAGATCGTTACCGCCTGCGCCACCCTTGTCTTGCGGAGGAGGGGTGCCTGACCCGCCCTTATTACCTAGTCCCGACTTCTCGGGAGCTACGCCTGTCTGTTTCTTGGCTTCGATTGCCAGTGCTGCCAGATCATCGTCCGTCAGCTCCTCGCCTTCCTGTAAAGAAGACATTTTCTTCTGAACAAGAAACTCGAAAAATTCGACGCTCGCCTTGGGGACACTGTGGTCCAAGGCAGCCTCTAAAATTGCAGCGCGCTGCTCAGTGCCCGCTAACTGCATACTCAAGCCTTTCACTTTCTCCGTCGGATCTTCGTCATCGGCTTCGATAACGCCCGCTTCGATAAGCGATTTCTTGAGTTTTGCGGCTGTGTCTTCACTCAACTTCGAGCGATTACGCAGTCCCGCGTTTTCTTTGCGAAGGTCTTTGATAATTTTCTGGGCTTCGGGGTCTAGTTCCTCGAATTTTTTACCCGTCTTTTTATCACCTTCACCTTGGCACTCGCCGCCGCTGTTCTGGTCGCCTGTACCGTCACCGCCGCCGTTCGCGCCTCCGTCCTTTTGGCCGCCTGTGCCTCCAGAACCGTCTTTACCGTCGCCCGCTTCGTCGAGAAGTCGTGCATCAAAAGCAAAATTTTGCTGCCATTTACGCAACATAATTCGCCCTCCTTTTCTCGGGTGCCTGACCCGCCTAAGCCTATTCTATGGACTCTTCCCACGCTTGTCTATACGGGACCAAAATTGCGCGGTCGTTGGGCCTGTCTGGTGGTGCCATGAAGACTCGGACTTGCCCCTGCCAGCGGTATCTGAAGGGCTGATCTATCGGGACAATGGGATCAATCTCGGCCAAATACTTCGAGTCGGCTCCCGTGCGCGAGTCCATTGGATGTATGAGAGCTTTCATCAGGTCGGGAAGATACGCGGTGCGTGTTTCCTTCATGCCGTTCATCTTCCCAAGATTGTAAACACCGTGGAGTTCTGTTCGCGCTATGCGAAATAGCTTCCACTCTTCGCCCGCAAAGAATCGGCCAATCCCTGCGACCATGTTATCGACGGTCCTAGAGAGCCCTTCCTGCATGAGACTTGCCATTGTGATCTCTGACACAAGGTGCGAGCGCAGCGATTCCGAATAAGCCTGTATTGAAGCCTCGTATTTGTTCAAAAGAAAGTTACTCGTATCTTGCGCGAGTAGCTGCGTGTTGAGATTGATAGGCGTCACCGCACCTAGAAAATGCTGATCGAATTTTTTCAGCTCCGAAAGCAGGTCTTCAATTCCCACAAGCGCAGTCTCGGGAGCAACTTCCCGCATCCCGTCCTTGAGCCCGCGACTCATAACTGCAATACCCGCTTCGACTTGGGCCAATACGCCCGAAAGTTGCTGCGCGGTGAAAGTTCCACGGGGGAGGGAGGAGAGCCTGTCTTGGAGCTGGGTGCGTGCCTCACGATAGCGGCGTAGTAAGACTTTCGCCTTCGATTCTTCGAGCTTCTGTAGACTTTGGATGTGATTCTCTACAATTCCCAGAGAATCGACCTCGGTGAAGAAACTCACTTCTTACCTCGAATCTTTTTGACCATTTGATTCAAAACGTAAGCGGCGAAGCTGCTTTGTGTCTTCATATTCTCGTGTACGATCTTCGCGCCGTGCTTTGTGAGTGTGACCTTGGGATCTCTCATCATCTTGCGATAGGCACGCACGTCCTGAATTGCTTCACTGACTTGGCCCTTCAAGATGCGCGAGACGTTACCTTCCTTAAGAGCTACGGGTACAATGCGCCCGCGAATCTTTCTGAAGATAATCTTACCCATGTGTCATTGACACCAAGGCTTCAAGATCGCCTGAGTTTTGGCGAGACTGTTGTTTTTGGTGCGAAGTACTGCCCAATAACGTGCGCCTCCGCGAGCGTTCGCGTTGCTATCACCTGCGGCCATAACTCCGTCTCGCAACAAATAGCGTTTCATCAAAGCTACAGCAATGTCGATATTGATATAAGGATTGTGCAGCTCATGGTGCTTCGTGTTCGGCCTAACTGCACCACTCGACTCGTAGGACACTTGAAATAAACCCGTGGAGATAATAAGTTCACCCTTACCGTTACGAAAGTTTTCTTGATATTCTTTACGAGGCTGAAAGTCGGATTCACGCTTCGCGATTGCTCCAAAAAGATGTACCCAATTTTCGGGGCTCATGCCTTGAGGACAAAACTCTTTCTCTCCATTCACGCGAGGCATATCCTGTACCTTCGCGTAAAGATATTGCTCCCATTCTTTGTTGGGCCAGATCGAGCCCTTAAGCTTGGGAGACTCAACGACGGGGGGCTGTGTCGGTGCGGGGCTCGGAGTAGAACTACAAGCGGCAAAAGTCATAAAGAACAAAAGTAGAAAGTATTTCATTAAAAAAGATCCTTCAAAGCGTGTAAGAATTGCCAAATGGTTGCGAGTATCCATGCCAGTAAAGATTCCCCAGATTCCTGCATAAGTCACCTCTTTTAAAATTTTAGCGTACCTTGCTTGCCGACGATAGGGATTAGCCACGGTCTATTCTTCTTATTGGTGCGGGCAAAGGCTTGCCGCAGGCCACGAGCCCCACGCACTCCAAGTCCTCGATAGTAGAGCGCCGACACTCCCAGCGTGGCAAGACCCGCCGCTGTGTTGATCGCGACTTCCTGAGTCACTGTTTCGCGTTTCTTTGTTGCCTCGATCACAGCAGAGCCCAACAAGTTACCCGCAACGAGTGAAGTAGCTGCGAGGAGCGGGTTACGCATTTTAAACATGAGCGCAGAGAATTTTCGATTTTTAAGGGCCTCACGTTTGAAGTTGCGAGCTACGGGATCACTGAGTCCAAGCGATAACTGCCCAAACATTCCATCCCGCTTAAGACTCTTTTCAAGCGCACGCGCTAGTCGAAAGTCTTTCTTGGCCTTAATACGCACGTCAGCCGATCTTTTCACAAGGCCCGCCGCTGTAAGGGCTCCCGTAGCGCCGACGCCTACGCTCGCGGCTCCAAGGGCTACAGCTTTCTTTTTGCGCTCAAGGTCGGTGTCTTTCTTTACGCGAATCGGGACCACGCGGCCATTTATGCGACGAAAGACGTACTTCTTTTCACTCATAAAATCCCCTTACTTTGGTGCAGGCAGCATTTTTTGTGCGAGTTGAGCCTCTTTTACTCTGATAGGTATTAACCTTCCTCGAATTCGCCTAAAAATAACTCTACCGCCTGTAGAAGCGGCTTTCATTTTTTCAGAAGTAGCAGCTCTAAGAGTTGGAGCACCTTGCTTATAACTACGCGGCACTTGCATAGCCGCCCTTGTAGCCTGCACAGCTTTCTTACGAAAAACACCTGCAACTTTTCTACCTAGTAAACCGCCTGCAATGGCACCCACACCATACACATAACTAGAACCAACGTAGCGGCCTGCTTTATTTAGAAAAGTTTCACCCTGAGCAGAATCGACAAAATTTCGATATGACGCTACAAGACCCGCAGCACCTATACCAATCGCCAATACTCGCCCGAGCTTTGTTCGCTTAATGACTGGTGAAGGAATTTGATAAGGACCAACTTTTCGGATCTTCATAGCCACCGACTTAGTAAAAAGCGCGTCGGTTACACCCGAAGCTACACCTACAGCAGCACCAAATTTCAAATGTTCACGCGCTTGCTTTTGAAAAGATTTCTTTTTTTCCATTAGAACCCCCCAAACGGATTATCTATCGGCTGCGCCTCAATCTTCGCTAATTCCTCTTGTATGTCCTCGACTCCGAAATCACGCGCAAGCCAGCCCGTCATAGTTTCCTTCGACATGATTCGACTGTTCCCAAGCGACGCCGCTATCGAAACTTTCTTCTGAAGATCCTCAAGCGTCATTGGGAATACGGGCGGCCAATCGGCGCTCATGTTGAGCGATGCAGGGAACCACGCGGGCGGGAAGGTCACGGGCACGGGCATCCCTGCGCGAGCCATCATAAGAGTCGCCATACCCATCTTCAAAACGAGCTGAATAAAACTAGGCTCGAAAATGGGACGCAATTCTTCCACGAGTTCAACCATCGGACCGTGGAGCACTTCCATAGCGCGCCCACTTTGTGCGTGAGCGGCCATTTTCTCGGGCTCAAGGAAAACGATGCGGGTAGCGTCCTGCGCGTACTGTTTCACTTCCTTGCGAAACTCCGTACCCATCTGCGGGCCTGTAAGACTCGCCTCAAGAAACTCGGCCTTACCCTCGCGGCCCATGTTCCACGCTTTCTGTGAGCTGCGTATCAAGTTGTCAATCATGTCCACGTCCATACCCGAGACGAGGAGCTGCGGATCTTGGTTATACCCAATGGCCTGCGAGCTTTGCGACAAGTTGTAACAAAGTTCGTCGATGAAAGGCATGATATCTTCATGCAGCGAGAAACCGTCAGGCGTGTGCGTGTTCTCTGAAGTTCTAAACCACTCGCCTTGAACGAATCCAAGGTTATGCGTTACGCGCTCAGTCTCTTGAAACTCGGGCACCGAAGTAGCTTCGGGATCATAAACGGGATTGTCGTAGTCAATCTCTTCAAACTTGCCGAAGTCACGACGAAACCAGCGGCGAAGTTTCTCGCCATTCTGATCGTACTCACCTTCGGAATAATAAACGTACTGCACGCGCACGAATTCAAGTTGCCCAGCTTCGTCAAACTCGGGATAGCAGTAGTTCGCTCCATAGTGTTCGACTTTGATCGCATTAGGCACCAAATAGAAACGCACAAAACCAGAACCAAGCGCCAATGTCTCGCGCACGGGCTCTGCGAGCTTCGCCTGTAAGTTAGCGGCCTTCATGACCGCCTTAAAAAACTCGGTAGCCTCGGGATCGTCCTCAATCTTAAGTGTTGGGAAATTGGCCTTGGAGACAAGCTTACTCGCGATGCGTGAAGAGAGCGTCTTGGCAAATGGAACAATGATGCGGGGCTTGCGCTGCCTGACTTTTACGTAATCGTCGCCGCACTTGGGCTCCCAAGGCGCGAGTGAATTATACTGACGATTTTCGTAATATGCTTGGAGTGTGTTGAGCTTGTCGCTTCGGTGAAGTTGGACGCGTGGGCCTGAGTCAGTCTTGTCAATAATCCCTAGATTGTTCGCCACGCGCTTCGCGGTGCGGGATAGTGAGCTGCCCCATCGTTTTTGCTTCTTTCCGTTGTCTGGATTCGTGTCGTAAATTTCAGCCATTAGCGAGCCCCCAAAGCGTCAAGATTGATCTCATTCATAGTATAGCGGTTATTCGCGAGGCTCCAAAGCATCTCCAAAGCGTCGGGACCGTCATCATGGTCCCCAAAAGGAAAGTCTTCAAGCTGAGAAATGAAATCCTGATGCAATGCCCGATTGAAAAGGATTAGTCCATTACTGACCATTGGCTCCACCGAATAAATGCGCTTCTCCTTATTCTCGACCGTTTCAATTTCATAAGCACGAAAGCGGGCCTTTTGTCTTGTCTCTTTCTCCCAGCGCAGCTTCTCTGCGGCGACATTGGGCATCAAGAGATTGCGATAAAGGTTCGTTTCGATTCCTATTCGAGTGTAGCCGAAAAGCGCGTAATGCTCAAAAATCTTCCGAATCCATTCACTAGGGGCTCCCCGACGCAGCCATGCGTTATGCACGAAAAGAAGCTGCCTTGGGGCTCCTGTGCGCGTGTCACGCTCCCCGATGTTTCGAGTGTAGCCACTCAAGAGAGCCGTAAAGTCGGGCTTACGCTTCGAGTTGGGTTTTCGTTGGCCTGTGGCAGGGTCCAGAGCCGCCACGCTTTCGTCGAGGTCGGACATGGGAATAAAGCGACCCGTCTTCTCGATAAAAAAGCCCTTGGTGCGCGTGCCTTGTATGTCCCGCTCCTCTTCTCGATACCAAAGGAATTGATCGGGAAAGAAAATCTTCTCTTCGTTGCCCATTGGGTCGTTCTGCTTCTCTTTGAAGAACGAGCGGCGTCCCGTTTCGAGGAGTTCCTTCATCAGATATAGATACGACTCACGCTCGGGCCACAGCACGCGAGTTCCACGCAGCATTTCGGCCTCGTTTTGATCGTAGAAGGCTTGGGCCTCTGCTTCGCGGTGCGGGTTTTCTTTATCTCGAAGAATGTCGCGCCACTTCTCCCAGAGGTCTTCGCGCTCGCTCCAAGAAATAACCGACTTGAAGACTTGGCCCTTCCACATGGGATTCGAGAGCTTGGATTTTAGAAGCGACTGTCTATGTAGAATCGTTCCAATGAATTCAAAGTTCGTGCGTGGATCTCCGAGCTTGGAATATACGTCTTTGTCCCTATTTTCCAACTTTGTTCGGAGTGCTTCCGACTCCACTTCATCACTGTGCTCAAGGTCGTCAAAGATGATCTTACTAGGGCGTGCCGTACCGAACCGAAGTCCCCTGATCTCTGAGCGCGCTCCAAAGCCCTGTAGCTTAATCGCGCCGTTAGGTACAAGCACCACATACTCAGTTTCGGCAGGCTTGCCACTCGGAAACGTAATTCCGTAAAAAGAAGTGAAAAGAGTGTTCTCCAGAATCTCCGCTCTAATGTCTCTAAGCTTGTCGTTAGCCTGCGAGTCCGTGTTGCTGATGATAACAATGAAGCGTTCAAGGTTGTAGGCGATATCGTGAAGAGGTCCGATAACGGCCTTGTGTACTGACTTTGCATAACCGCGAGGCGCACCCCAAGCCTCTCGGCGTCCCCTCTTAAAAGGATCATGCGCGTCGAAAATCGCTTTGTGAAACTCGTTAAAAGGATCGGTGCAGTAGTGAGGAAAAAACACTTGAGCGAATAAAGCGCGGTCCCACAAGCACCGATGATAGAGGAGCCTCTTTGCATATTGTTCTCCGTGCTCAGTTTTACACGCCTGATAGAATTGCAGAAAGTCTTTGGTCGATAGTTTCCTGACTTTCTCCTGCAAGATTTTCTCCGTCATCTTTAGACTTCCTATCTATCATGCCCTTGTACTTCATGAGCAATTCGAGAGACTTTACTTTGTTGTGCATCTTAAGGCCAATGGTGCCGCCTTCATTATTGATCGTTTCCTTGATCTCAGCGACCGCGCTACGGGCCTCTTCGCCCCAATCCGAAGTATCTTTAACCAAGACGCGGGAGCCCTTCACGGCCACCACGTCCGTAATTCGTCCGAAGGCCACCGCAGCAAGCTCCTGAAGAATTCGGTCGGCGGTGATATCGGCTTTTTTTGTCTTATTTTCGCTTCTTTTGGCTATTTCTGCCGCAATTAGGGGTTTTTTTAGTAATTCCCAGCCGATATATCCAGCACTCTTCTGCGAGTAGCCTGCGGCCTTCGCTGCGGCAGTAGCGTCCATTCTTTTCATGTAATTTTCAATGAAAACGCGTTGTTGAGGCGTAATTTCTGCTTTTCGGCCACCCTTACGCTTAGGTTTTTCTCCATTTTCGGAATTCGGCATCTAGCCCCCTTCCCACGTCCGTCTAGGTCGTGTCTCCGACTTCCAGAGTACCACGGGGGGTTATAAAAGGGCAATAAGTGGCTTGGTGGCAGCATATGCTGCCACGGTGGCAGCAAGTGCAAGCAATGCTGCCACCACTTAAGTATTTATTTTTATTCTTAATTTTCTTAAAGGTGGCAGCAAGACAGCATTTTAGTAGAAAAGTCTGTATTATTTTTTGATTTTCGGAAAAGATAAAATCGTATTTTGCTATTTTACAGAAAAAGACAAAAGTAGGAAAAATGCTGCCATGCTGCCACCCTTGTCAATTTCCTTAATTATTACGTTGGTTTACGCGGTGGCAGCAAAATTAAAATGCCGCCACTGGTGGCAGCAAAATGCTGTCTCGGGGGCAAAAAGACACAAAAAAGCGCGGTAAGGCCCCCGTGGAAACCCGCACCGCGCACCAATGCCGCTATGAATCAATAATCTGAGTCTGAAGAAAAGGGAGCCAACTTTATTTTTGTGTATCCCCGCGTGGTTTTCTTTTTAACGTACTCACAGCCCTTTGGAGCGAGAAGTTTACGGACGTGACGCCCGAACCATGCAGGCGCTTCGATGTTGCGAATTGCACGCTCCTCGCAATAGAGCACAAAGGATCGGTGCAGCTTGTTGATCGAAACTTCGTCAGCTTCGTTGTCCGTAACAGTCACACAGTCTTCAAGCCACTGCGCAATAATATCGTTATCAAACATATATTCGGCCAAAACTTTCTCAGCCTTCGCGCTTTCAGAGAATTTTTTTCCACGCGCAACAAACTGACGATAAGCTGCGTAGACGACGTTAAAAATTCCCGAAAGCTCGCGCAAAAGTTTCAAGTCCATGTCTTTGTCTTCAACGTGAGGAGGCTTCGAGAAATCTGCAAGAAATGGCACGATAAGAAGGCGTCGTCGATAACCTTTTGAGTTGTCGTAAGATGCGGGGAGCTTGTTACACGTGAAGATGAGCTTCGCACGGTTTTTGATTCGATAGTTGTCAGCGTAGAGGCGACGAACTTCGAGTTCACCACCATCGACAAGATTCTTAAATGCGTTCGAGTCTGCTACGCGGTCGGGAGTTTCTTCTGCGATGTTGAAGAGAGAGCCGTCGAGAGCGTGGCAGCGTTCCATGCTCGAAAGATCCTTAAGCGGGAGCGTAGTGTAATTGTTCTCGCCTGCTAGGGCCTTTAAGACCTTGATGAAAGTCGATTTTCCGTTGTTACCATCACCTTCAAGAAAGAGTGCCTTGGCTCCCTTACAATCGTCGCCGCTGATTGAATAGCCCATAAACTCTTTTAGAATCTGCACGAGTTCTGGGTCGTCGCACATAATGTCGGACAAAAATTTGTCGAAGACTTCGGTGCGGGCTTCGGGATCGTAGTCATAGGGAAGAATGTACTTAAAGGCATACTCTTTCGAGTGCGGAAGAAATTCCCCCGTGGCAGTATCGAGTACACCGTTTGCAAAGTTTATCTTACGAAACGTGGATTCGTCCCAATCGGCAACTTTTACGATATTGGAGCGAAATACGAGTTCTTGAAATTCGTAGACCATTGCACGCGACGGTGCGGGATCGAAGTGTTTTTGTGCAAAAGCTTGGATCTCGCGCTTTCCGATAATGTCGTAAAACTTTCCGTTGAAAACCCAACACGTTTCGGAGTGAGTGACGAAAGGATTCTCTCGCTCGAAGAATTTCAGAAGATCCGTGTAGCAGGGCTTTCCACGCTTATAGGCTCCCGATTCTTCGTCGAAATACATTTCATGAAAGCCAGTGTCTTGTGTCTTTATCTTTTCTTCAGAGCGAAGATTGATAGGGCTCCCGCACCCCGCATTAGGGCACGTGGCGCATCCCTCAAAGATTCCAGATATTGACTTACACGTGCGTGGGCCTGAAGCATTGAGTGCGTGGGTCAATTTGCGCTCAGTCTCGTCTGAGTTGTACTTCACACGTGGATTTTTGTAGCGAGGGTGCGCCTCCGAGAGTGTATGCACCACGGCGCTTGCGTCTTTCATGCGGCCAGCAATGGAGAGAGCTGCATACCACTGCGGTTCTGAGTACGCGCCGCCTTCCTTCACAAAGCGCATGAAGGCGCAGCCGTCAAAGATTGCTTTGTTATCGACGAATGGGGAGACTTTGCGAGTGTCCTTGTCGGTGAGCGCGTCGCCTTTTTTAATCACGGGGATTCCCGTGCAGGCGGTGAGGTCAAAGGATATGGGCTTTATGTTTGAGTAAAGCACTACGCACCGCGAGTCTTCCTTGCCTTCCTTGCGATTGATCGTGTGGGGTAGGCGCATGATGCGTCGGGGCTCGAAGACTGCGGGATCGAGGCCACCTGCGGGCTTAGTGCCTTCCTTTTCGCGAAGGTACAAGTTTTCGGCGTGAATCGCTTGCGTCACCGTGGCGCAAAGGGCCTTGTAGTGTTCGCGGTAGGTGTCAAAGAATTCCCTCGATGTGAAGGGGATCTTGAGTTGAATGTAGAAGTGCAGGCCGTTGCCTGAGTTGACGACGGCAATTTCATCGAGAGAGACGCCTACAGTTTTACAAAATACGTCGATGTATTTTTTCGGGTCGGTGGCTTTGTCGATACCGTCGAGGTCGAAGCAAATAACGTCTTGGGCAAAAAATTCTCGTTTCTTCTGTGAGCACTTCGCCACGGTGAAGAAAAGGTTATAGCGTTCTGTTTCTGGGATCTTTTCTAAAATGTCGTTAATTTGCTCGGAGAAAATGTCGGCGATTGAATCGAAGCCCCAGCCGTTTTTGAAATGAGTGTTGTCTGAAACGTCCCACTTCTGCTTCTTTTCGGACCAGATCGGTCTTAGTGAAAGTATCTGATGCACTTTTAGGATCTCCTTTTGATCTCGCTTGTAATTTTTGGAAGTCTAGGTTAAGTTTCTTTTTTATGCAAGTCTAGCTAGTTGCCAAACTCGGGCGAGCATAAATACTAGAGCCCCGCACCACGACTCCTTTTGATCTCGCAGTCTAAAGATTCATGGTGCGGGGTTCGCCTTTTTAGGTCATACTGTAAAAGCCTCTCCTATTGGGCAGCCCGCACCACGTTAAAATCCCCCAATGCGCCAACATTGGTTTAATCTCTGGTGCGGGCATCTTTTTGCAGAGCACAAAAAATAATTTATAAAAAGTGCTTGCACTTTTGCTTGCATGGCCGTATAACCCTTTTCAGCGAGACAGAAGGAGTACGAAAATGGAAGTAGCAAAAACAATCTTAGAACAACTTGGCGGCAATAAGTTCCTAGTAATGACTGGAGCGAAGGACCTCGTGGCTCTTGAAAGCGGGCTTCGCTTTAAGCTCGGGCGTAAGTTTTTCACAGTGCGCCTCAACCAATTTGACACTTACGATCTTACTTTGAGCACGTTCTCCATGAAGACTTTGGAGCACAAGATTATCGACGAAAACACGGGCGTCTATGTGTCGGACCTTCGCAATATGTTCACCGCGATGACGGGGCTCTACTGCACGCTTGGAACTATGGGAGGTGCTGCGTGAAACGCCTATTCGGACGACTCCACGTCAAGGGAATGTATCGCCGTTTTGACGGTATTGTGTACCAGCTTGGGGATAACTCTTTCTGGGTTTTCGACGAGCGCGACGAGCTTTCTCTAGTAGACATTGCTCGCGACGCTAGAAATGAGTTTGAAGAAATTGAAATGCTGGAAAAGTGGGTTCTATTTAAGGGGCCACTTTTGGGAGCACTTAAGTACTGTAAGGATCAAGATGAGTCTTCGCAGCGAGATGCAGAAGAGGCCCACTACGAGAGAAGGGTTGGTGCGTGATGAGTGAAGCAGCGCACATGGAAGTAGAAGCCCGCACCTTCCAAAATTGTTTCAACTATGCCCAAATGCAGGGACTCTCGAAACTCGTGGAAGAAATTGAGTACCATATTCTGAATCGTTTGATTGAGGAAGGATTGTGTCAAGCTCAGATCGCCACGCGTTTGTGTGCGTCTGGGAGTGGTATTAGTCATAAACTTAAACGCTATGGGCTGCACCCAAAACAACGTACCAAAGAAATGCGTAACAAAGTTTTGGAGCTACACAAAAAGGGGTTACGTGGTTTTCAAATTGCGGGCACCTTGGGGCTTGAAAGGCAGTACGTTTACAACCGACTGCGCGACTTGAAAGAGTTGGGTTATATCCAATGAAATACTTAAGAGGCAGCGTGGCAACTTATCGCGCCGAAGATGGGACGCCTACAACAGATTGCGTGAAAGTCTTAGCGACCTATTCCAAGTGGGGCGAGACTCCGAAAACATGGGGCGATTTAAGAGCAATGGAGCTTGGTGTTGTGTGTTCGTGGGCTTTGCGCAAGATAGAGGCGGCAGAAGCTACCCGCACCATCCTTGAGGAGCTGCACGACTTCCTGAGCTGCTTTCCAGAGCCCGAGGCAGGGGGCGACCCCACGGCGCACGAGCTTTACAATCGCTTGACGCGGATGCTCGGAAAATAATTTATAGAAAGTGCTTGCACTTTTGCTTGCGCGGGCCTAGAAGGTTCTCAAGCGAGACAAAAGGAGAAACACGATGACAAAACTTCAGACACAAAAACTTTACACTCACCCCACTTTCGGCGTTTGCCGAGTCATGAGCTTTGACAAAGCACGCGGACTTGTTATGGTTCGCTGGCCTGAGTTCTCAAGCTCCGATGCGTTCTTTTCTTTGGTGGCGCCTGAGACACTGAAAAGATATCGAGGTGGAAAATGAAGTGTAAGTGCTGCGGCGAAGACAAGTTCTTCGAGTTCAAGGGATTATTAAAATGCTTCGGCTGCCTTAAGGTGGTCGAAGTTCTATTCTAGGAGGATCAAATGCAAAAGGACGCAGAGATTTTTTACGATATTAAGTATAAAAGAAACAAAGGGCAAGCAGAGCTTCCCTATTTTGAAATTGTCTTTAGCGATATCACGTCGGCGCATCGTCGCGTGTACTCTACCGAAACACTTACGCCTCAACTTATGAATGATTTGGCTCGTGAGACTGAGGCACTTTTCAATAGGGCTAAGCCTGACGAGTATGATCCTTTTATCAGACTTTCGAGCGGGTATGCCCAGAATCTCAATCAATCTCACGAAAAGCCTCAACCTGTTAAAGAAAACTCCGCGCCTGACAGCGTGAATCACCCACCACATTACAAGTCCCATCCTTCAGGCGTGGAGTGTATTCAGGTCACAGAGCACATGAGCTTTTGCCTTGGCAATGTCATTAAATACTTGTGGCGAGCCGATCACAAAGGCTCCACGATTGAAGATCTTAAAAAAGCCAAGTGGTACTTGGAGCGCGAAATCGCACGGAGGGAAAATGGAAAAAAGTAACTTTGAAAAACACATAGAAGACAAGTTGATCGAAGAGGCAATGAAGCCCACGGTGTTCGATTCTATGGTTAAGACGCCACTCGGAGAAATCTTAGAGGCGGCTGACGAAAAGCCGTACTCGCCAATCTTGCGCCGCCTTGAGCGCATCGTAGACTCTGAGCACTACGAGGAGTTAGAGGATGCCCTCGACGATCTTAGGCATTGCTGCATCAATGCTTTCCTCGGAGAGCTTGAGGAGTTCCTTAAGGCGACCGAAGATTTTAACCTGAGCCCAGAGAATATGAAGCGCCATGTTTTTGATGACTTCCGCAAGGCGCTCCACAATGTCGTGGGTGAGCCTGAGTTTCAAAAAAGGTGGATGCTATGAGCGAGCATCAAACTTACACAGAAGTCGATATAAAGCACCTAGACGACTTGAATCAATTCATAGGCAACTATGCGGCAGAAAACAAGATGACAGGGCTCCAAGTGCTCGCCACGGTAGGAGCCTTTGCGAAGATGCTCGCGGAAACTTTAGGCGTTACGCGCTATGAAATGCACAATGTTCAGTTACCCACGAGCAAGGGGGACGCATGAATATCAAGTGTCGATTGGGCTTCCATTCGCTTGCGCTTATGCCCTACACGATGGAAGTGGCTGAAGTTCCCACGCAGGGATATTGGGAAGGTACGCGAGTTATGACTACCTACGTGTGCGTGGGATGCCCACGATGCAAAAAACTTTTTAAGCGAGGCGTGGTAAAAAGAAGGCGGTCTTACTTAGGTGAGCCCTCTTCGCCGCTACCCGAGGAGTGGACATGGGGAAATTAGACGAGACAATCGCGGCATACGCAGCAACGACTGAGGAGTGGGGCGGCTGGGACCATGAGAATTCA